ATCTCGTCGATCACGGCGTACTCGTCGCTGACGACTTCCTTCGCCAGCTTGCGGGCTTCTCTCTCTGTCATGGCTCTGCTCATTGACTTTTTGGCGGGCAGGAGCCAAACTCAATCCGTACATGAAGGACTTGGCTCCTTTTCGTATCGGGGCGGTAAGTGGCATTACCGCCCCACTCTTTTATGCAAGGCCGGGGAGCATTATCTGCCCCCGCTTCACCTTCTCCTGCCTCGGCACGATCCCCATCCACATCTGGGCCACATTGCCCTTCGTGTAGTAGACGGACTTCCCGCCGCGTTCCCGCCATGCAATCCGCAGAGCCATCCAGAAATACATGCTGGTCGGACCTCCGAAACGGTTCGCTCCGAACCGGGCCAGATTCCAGGCCGTTACCATCAGCTCCTTGAGTTCCTGCTTGCGCCTTGCGTCCATGCCGTTCTCCTTTTGATTGAAAAAGTTCAACCATAAAAAGAACTTAGCATATTACACCTGTCATGCAAGCGTTTTTTATATTTAATTACACGAATTACTTATATTTTTTCTTCCAGAGCGCGAAGGATTCCGCAAGCGTCCGCGCTCCGAACGGGGCATAGTAGTTGAGGGCGTACTGCCCCGTTTTCTTGTCCTGCTTCCGGCTGTAGAGCTGGAAGCACCCCCGGTACTTCATAGAGACAGGCCCCTTGGCGAAGGCCGTGGTGATAACCCACCCCACCCGCTTGTTCAGCTTGGCGTCCACCCATTCCTTGACCTCGCGGCTGGTGAGCAGGAGCAGCACGAGCTTGGCCAGCCGCTTCTCCACATCCGAGGCCACGGCGAGATCGCACATGATGTACAGGGATTCGTCTCCGCCGGGGTTGCCTTCCGGGAGCTTCCATTGCGCGTGGCTCGTCTTCATGAAGTCGGCCTTGCCGATGACCTGCCCATCCAGCGTGAGCACGATGCAGACGTCCACGCCGCCGTCGAAGTAATCAATGCGCTTGGCAAGGTAGAGTTCGTTCAGCCGGAGCGACTGCGCCCGCTTGACCGGGGCGAAGCCGGGAACCTCGTCCCCGGACACGGCCCGGTTCGCGGGCCATATCGGGCCGACCGGGGCGGTCTTGACCGAGGAACGGATCACGACTTTTTTGGCGTGTTTCGCCACAATGTAGGTCGTGCGGCCCCGCCCCCGGGGAAGCACCGCCGAAGGCTGGCCGAGGAGCGCGTACACTTCGGGGAGATCCTTCTCCAGCACGACGTAATACGAGTCGAACCGGGCGATGGCCTCGAACAGCTCCAAACTCTTGTCGGTCATTTCCCGGTAGTCCGGGGGCGTCCATTCCACCGTGGCCCGGAGCAGCGCCTCCAGCTTTTCGTACCCGGCCTTGTAGGTCGGCGGGAACGCGAAAACCGTGTGTCCGGACGCGCTCTTTTCAAGCAGGTCGAAGCCGTCGCGGGCTTGGTAGTCGATGGGGCCGATGTGGGCTTTGTAGGATTCGAGCTTGGCGCAGGTCTTTTCCATGAGCGTGTCCCACGCCTCCCGGCTGTGCTCAACCATGCGCATCTTGAAGGCGTTGTCGCCCTTCCACACCTCGCGCAGATCCATGAGCAGGCTGATGGAGGCCGTCAGCTCCAGCGGCGAACCCGTGCGGAGCAGCCCCCGGAGGTGTTCCGGGCAGTCTTCCCGCTCCCGCGCCTCCAGCGTCCAGCCGGACAGGTACGCGCCGAGCGCCGAGGTGTAGAGCGTCACGTCACAGGCCGTTATCGTCCCGGCGAAGCCCGCCGAGCGCAGCACGCTCGGGACGGTAAAATTCCCGGCGCCGACGATCAGACAAGGCAGGTGTACATCCTTCGCGTACTGCGCGAGGACCTGACGGACGGATGTGGCCACGGCCCCGATGAAGCTCATGCCGCGCCCTCCGTCGCCTGTTCGGGCTTGTGGTTGGCGATGGCTTCCTCGGCAAGATCCATGAGCTTGAGCATGGCAAGGGAGGCGTTCCGCACGTCGAACGTCCTTTTCGTCGCTTCCAGCAGGTCGAAGAAACGGTCGAACTGCCTCACGTCCGCCAGCCAGATTTCCTTTGCCGGCAGCCCGTCCAGATCATCGAGCACGGCGTTCAGGCGTTCGGCCTCGCTGTCGACGAAGGCGAAGGTCATGGTGCGCGTGTTCACCTGAGGCGTGGTGAAGGACGTCAGGTCGATCTTGTCCAGCTTCTCCACCACGTCCGAGGACAGGCCCGCGTAGGTCTTCGCCGCGATATCCTCGATCTCCGCCCACAGCTCGGCAAGGAGCGCAGGATCATCCTCGCCCACAAGGGCATTGTGAGAAAGCTGGATGGCCACGGCTTGCGACCGCGTCAGGTCCTCTTCGATGATCATGACGAGGATGCGCTCGATCCCCGCCTCGACGGAGGCTTGTACGCGGTGGTTCCCGGAGAGGACCTCAACCCTGCCGTCGCTCAGGCGGTGGCACA